AATAGTAGTAAAAGAAGAAGAAGGGCGGGGCGGGCGGGCGGCCCCAAAAACTGCTAATTCCAGACTTTTGCGGCTTGAACGTAAAGGCCGCACAAAAGGTGCTTACGCTATGGCTATGCGGAATCTTGGGGATCGTAAGAGATTTAAAGAAAATTCCAAATCTCTCACAATACAGCAGTTAAGACGGGAGTATGTATTATTAAGAGATTTTATCTCAGCAAAAACATCGACTATTCAGGGGCAACGCGCCGCAGATGAATTAAGGTATGCAAAGGCCGTAAGAGCTGGATATCAAGGCACAATGGATGAATTTATAAGAGACATCGAAAAGGCTTTTACTGAATCATTTGAATCATTGTTTTCAAGCAATGTTATTTATCAGGCGATAACTGGCGGCACTTTAAATTTATTGGAAAATATAGTCGAGCGCAACCGTGCCGCACCAATAGACAGAGGCAGAATTTTATTAGAATATTTAAAAGAAAGACGGTAAAATGCGTATATCTCAGGATTTACAAGTAAGTGAAACGCCGCATGAATTTATTGAGCGTATTCCATCTACATATATATGTGTAAAAAAACGTAGGTCAAAAACTGAATATATAAATTATACGGCTTGTTTTGATATCGAGACTACAAATACAGATATTGACGGTTTCGCGTATTCATTCCAGTTGGATATTGCCGGGGTAAACGTTGTTGTAAGATATTTTGAGGATATACTTAAAATTTTTGATAGCGTTACTGATTTTTATAATTTATCATCATCCAGACGGCTTGTGATTTATGTACATAATCTTGGATATGAGCATTTTTATTTGACACAGCTTTTCGCGTCAAAATGGGGACAACCTGAATCATTGTTTACTAAACCAAGGAAACCGCTTACGATTAGATATAATAATGGAATCGAGTTTAGAGATAGTTTAAAGTTATTCCAGAAATCGTTAGAGAAAGCCACAAAGGGATGCAAGCACGAAAAATTAAAAGGTGACCTTGATTATTCTGTTTATAGAACTCCCGACACTGAGGTTACGGCTCAAGAATTTGACTATATGGTCAATGATGTACAGGGGTTATATGAGGCGATTGAAAGGTTGAAGCAGGAGCATGGTTATAATGCCGCTACGATACCGCTTACTAATACAGGCATGGTGATCGAAGCTGTAAATGAAAAGCTTAGGGCAGAGCGCGGCGGACATACGATAGTAAAAATGCGTGATTTGGTTTTAAATAAGGAGCAACTTAAACTAGCCTATAAATGTATGGCTGGTGGTGATACTCACGGTACTAGATGGCGCGCGGGACGGGTTTATTATAATTGTAATAGTTATGATTTAAAATCAGCACATCCATCACAGCAAATATTACGTAAATTTCCATCCGGCGAACCATTTTCATTACCTAAGGACATTACCGAGGATGAATTGGAACTACTCACACGGGATAACGAGTTTGGATGGCTTGGATTGGTTTTTGTATGTGACTTTCAAATTCGTCCGGAGTGTCCTAATCCGACTGTGAGCTTTTCAAAATGCGAGGATATCGAGGGTATACGCGGAAAAGACAATGGGCGTGTTATGGGAGCGGATGGCGCATTGATTTACATGGATAGTAATGACTGGTGGCGTTTTAAACAATCATATACTTATGATTATATGCTGGGGGTAAATATAATGGGCTTTTCTCTGGCATATCTTCCAAAAGCCTTTCGGGATGCTATTTTAGATTTTTTTAAAATCAAAGAATCTGCCGAAGATGGCCCCGAACGTGTTTTTGCAAAAATTTGCGTTAATACGATTTTTGGGGCTTGCGCTCAAAAGACAATTAGAGATGAATATACAATCAATATTGATGATATATTGTCATGCGAGCACATATCATGGGAAGATAATTTAAACGATAAAGTGGAAGCAGAAGTAATAAAAAGTCAGTTGAAAAAATTCCCGTTTTTATGGGGGCTTTGGACGTCATCACTCACAAGATTAGAATTGTATAAATTACAGCGACAGGTAGGATGGGAACGTCTGATATATTGGGATACAGATTCGTGCAAATACGAGGGGGATAAAATCTCAGAAGTGGATACAGTATATAATGCGAGAGTTGTAGGAGAATGTAAGGACAGGGAAGCAATCGTATTAAATCGGAAAAATCAGCTTGTATATATTGGGACGGCTGAGGACGAGCATCCCACGGTTAAATACGGGTATGTCGAATTTACTTTTTTGCACGCAAAATGTTATGCCGCTAAGGCTTGGAATATAAAAAAACAAGCCTATGAAATCGAAACTACGATTGCGGGGGTAAGAAAAGAAAACGGCGTAAATGCTATGAATGGCGATATCTCTAATTTGCAAGACGGCCTTTTTATTGAGGATGCTGGCGGTTTAGCTTTATCGTATCATGATAAACCGATTACAAAACGGAATGATTTTAAACGTCCTACTATATCAGCTAGTTATATTGTAATGACCCCGCGTCAATATCTGGTACAGAATGGAATACCGGATTATATTGAAGAGCGTGATGATATTATATGTTGATATATCAAGTAATATAATTGCAATATATCATTGATATGTGATATAATATATCTATAGAAAAGAGGTGAAAAAATGAAATGGAAGATAGGATATCGTACAGATAGTAAAAAGTGGCAATATACTATGCAGCATGGAGATTATCTTGCGATATCAAAAGAAATCGAATCATTATTAATTATGGGATACAATCATTTATCAATTAAAAAAGTAGAGGTGGATTTAAATTATGATAATGAAAACTGCTAAAGATTTTTTTGAGGAAAGAGCTATTGAATTTTTAAGGGATTACAGATATGCTTATGGAGCGAAAGAAAGCACTGGAATTTTAACTACAGAAAAGCTTAATCAGCTTGCGGCTAACTCCCCAGATCAGTATACAGATGATTATAAATCAATGACAGCAAAAAACATTGGTTGGAAAGTAATCGACTGTAGTGGACTTGTTTGTAGCTTACTTGGGGTTGCCAATATGGGTAGTAGCCAGCTTGCAGAATTACCACACAATAATCCCGATTTTTCCTATGTCACAGGCGGTTACAAGTGGGGCGATATCTTTTGGAAGAAAGGCCATGTTGGGATTTATATCGGAAATGATCGGATCCTGGAAGCCAAGAGCGTTGCCAAGGGAGTTGTTATCAGCGGCATTTTAGAAAATAATTGGAAAAAAGTGATTCGCTTTAATCCTTGGCATTTATACAAAAATATAGGCTGGTGTAAGGATGGAAATAGGTGGTGGTATACTACCGGTGAAAGCCGTGGCGATTTTTATAGAAATTGCACAGTAGAAATTGATGGAAAAATGTATAGTTTTGATAATGATGGATATCTGAAAGGAGACAAATAAATCATGGGATTTAAAAAAAGCGGCGAAAGAAAAACATATAACGGTTCTATCAATGTCATAAATGCTAGAGTGTTATCAGATAACTGCATTGTTTTTGGTGTCGAATTAGAGGGAATTTCTCTTTATGGGCTGAAATTGGTGGAAACAAAAGACGGAGAGCGTTTTATTTCTATGGCGCAGACCAAAGGCAAGGATGGAAAGTATTATAATAATTATTTTATCAATTTGTCTGATAAGCAGAAAGAAGATATTATAAAAATTGTAGTGGATAATGTCAAATAGGAGGTATATAGATGATATTAATTATGGATTGTACAGAGGATTGTGAAGAGTGCGAGATTTATGACGATTATGTAGATGATATGAATGATTTATATTAACATAAATAGCAGATGTTTCACGTGAAACATCTGCTATTTATGTTTCACGTGAAACATGGAAAGGAGAAAACAATGAATTTGTATACAGCTGATGGATGGATAAATATTGAGGAGATATCAAAATTAGATTGCTGGTTATATGTCATTGTCGGCCCTCGACAGGTAGGAAAAACTTATGGAATTTTGAAACATTTTGTAAAAAATAATATACACGGAATATATTTAAGGCGCACCGCAGATGAACTTGATTTAATATCGAGTAATGAGGATTTAAACCCCTTTTTACCACTCGCCAAAGAAGGGTATAACGTGGATATTTTAAAAGCTGGAAAAAATGTCTATCAGTGGGGGGATGTGGATATCGAAAATGATAGGAGACAAATTATAAATAATCGAGGCTTAGGACTGTCATTAGGTACGATCGCAAAAATGAGAGGTTTTTCTGGCGGTAGTTTTACTGATATTTTTCTGGATGAATTTATACCGGAAAAAACCGTTATTAAACGTAAAAATGAGGGTGATGCTGTGCTTAATGCTTACACTACAATCAACGGAAACCGAGAGCTATTTGGTAAGCCGCCGCTTAAAATGTGGCTAGCGGCAAATGCATTTGATATCAATAATGACATTTTACAGACATTAGGTCTATCAGCTGAGATTGAGAAAATGCAACGCCGCGGTCAAGAATGGAAAGTTATCCGCGGCGGTGTATTCCTAGCCTATCCAAAATCAGACCGGATTATAAAAAAACGATCTGAAACCGCGCTTATGTCATATTTACGTAAAAATAAAGCTGGCGGTAAATTTATGTCAACTGCCCTAGAAAATAAATTTGCTTATGACAATTTGGACTTAATTAGACCTAAGTCAATAAAAGGATATCATTTTTTGGCTAGAATTGGGGGGGTATATATTTGGGAAAATGACAGCTCATTATATTGTTGCAAATCAAAATACTGGGGGGGATTGCAATATGAGGATACGCCGGAAGATAGAGTACGCTGTCAACTAGAATTGCCTGAGATACGGATGTTATATAATACAGGATATGTAACTTTTTCGGACGTTGAAACTTTATTGACATTTCGGAAATATTTCGATATTAAATCTTGATTATATTGTATATATGTCATAAGATATATTTATCGGGGGAAGCCACACAAAACAGACTGGCCGGAAGCCAGAGTGGTTGAATTGCTGTTTTACATGTCCCCCGATTTTTGTGTATCACAGCAGGAAGGAGAAAATACATATGTTAAACTTTACAGATTTTATCAAACTTTATGAGATTTACCAGACCCACGTAGCTCAGCCAGTAGCTCAGCCAGTAGCTCAGCCAGTAGCACAGCCGGTAAATAACATTATGGAGCGGCTCACGCGATTGGAACAAATGCCGCCCATGCCAGCAATGGAAACACCTAAGCCCCAGACATTAGATGATATTATTTTAGGCATGATTGGAAGGGAGAGTAATACAGATGGCAAATAATGTTAAACCGATTGATTTATATAATGATTTTAATACTCTAACCGCTCAGGAAACAGGCGGCGGCCTGTCAAATATGACGGGGCTTGTAAATGCTATTACAGTAGGACAGGCCGCGCAGTTATGGGGGTATGAAACAACCCTTAATAAGTTATCTCTTGCAATGGGTAATACTCTTATTGCAGTACGCCCCTATTCTGGAAATTTTTCTATCATGGAAGAGCGGTATGATGAGTATGGGCAGTTTTTACGAAAAATCAGCTATTTTACAGATACCTTTGAGGCGTCCCAGGACTGGAATACCGTATCTAATTTAAACCAGTTAGATGATGGTAATTCGATCGACCATTACAAAATCAGAAAACGATATCCATTAGAAGTCTGGTTCAACGGTCAAAAGGTATTGCAGAAACATTTTACACGGTTTAGAAAACAGTTAAAAGTGGCATTTTCCAGCGCAGAAGAATTTGCTAGGTTTTATGAGGGGGAACTTGTACAGATTAACAACGAAATCCAAATGAAAAAAGAAACCGGAAATAGAATGATTACATTAAATTTTATTTTGGGTTGTTTATTTGGGACTGGTTATCCCGATGGAATGAAACGCAATTTAACCGCAGAGTTTAACAATAAATTTGGTACTACATACAAAACAAAGGATTTATTATCTACGCATTTGCCTGAGTTTACAAAGTTTTTTGCGTCCATCCTCAAATATCAGTCCGATATGATGGCGCGCCCCACAACGATGTTTCATGCTACACCCACAAATCAAAAAAATGATGCGCAGGAGTCTCTAACATTATGGCGGCATACGCCAAAATCTGAACAGCGTTTATTGCTTGCAAGCAACGTGCTGTATGATATGGAGAGCCTTGTATATCCCGAAATCTTCCATGATGGCTATTTGAGATTGTCGCAGTACGAAAGTATTCCGTTCTGGCAGTCGCCAAATGACCCGCTGCATATTGCCGCAGATAAAGCTAATGTGCTTAATGTTGCTACCGGATTAAGTACAAATGTAGCATGTACCGGAATTGAAAAAAAAGTTATCCTTGGAATTATGTATGATCGTATGGCATTACAGACAGCTTATCATCAGGAAGATGTAGTAACCACTCCCGTAAATGCCGCAGGTGATTATTATAATACATATTATCACTGGGCGATGGATTTTAGAAATGACTTTACTGAAAACGCAGTTGTATTTTATATGGAGGATACAGATGCCATTTGAAATAAAGTTTGGTCATCATTTTAAACGATACAATTCAACCAGCCAGCCGGACACATCCGGCTGGTATCATACGGAAGCCGTGTGGAAAAATTCGCAGGATATTGATAACCCAACTTGGCATATACAGGAATCTACAGTATCAGATTTGCTAGACTGGAACTATGCATACTTGCCCGAGCACAATGCTTATTATTGGATAACATCTATAGTATCGGTGGGAAATAACCGCTGGCAAATTAGTGCGACTATGGATGTGCTTGCAACTTATAAACAAGCAATTATGGATACGCCCGGGATGATTGAATACGGATTTAACGTTGACGCATCTGGGGCGCAGTATCGTTTGCCAGACCAGCGGCAAAACGTTTCACAAGTGCCAACTGTAGCCACAGCTAAAGCTGATATTACAGGAGGTGCAATCAATAAAGAATTTGGTAGTTATGTATTGACAGCCGTGGGAAAACAAGGCGGCGTCACAGCTTATGCATTATCCTTATATGATATTAGAGGATTGCTGAACAGTGTTGGAAAAGATATTGGAGACGCTATTTCCGAACTGACCAGCATGGAAGAAATTTTTAAATATTTTACTGCCAATGGAATTTATCAGGGCAACGCAATATCAGCTATACGCAACTGTACATGGATGCCCCTAAGATTAAATATTTTTGAGGGGGACATACAGCCAGTTTACCTTGGAGACTTTGACACCACGCGTACGGGGACTAGACTGAATGATAACCCCGTCTACGTCCACGAAACAGATATCCCGATTCCATGGCCGGTATCCGATTGGCGGCGAATGAACTGCCAAATCTTATTATATGTTCCGTTTATTGGTACAGTGGGAGTACCCATTGATCAATGTAACAATGCTACTAGCTTACACATCACCTTTTCCGTAGAGCTTATCACGGGCGGCATATCGATACGGATTGATGCCGGGCAGTATTGTGTATATACAGGTTCGGGGAATATCGGAGTACCGTATGCAATTGGTTCGAGTAACGTTCCCATTCAGAATACAATTTCGGGAGTTTCCCAAGCAATAGGCGGTGCAATGCAATTTGGATTAGGCTTACCATCATTGATGGGGGCGGCTGGTATGACGGCTGTACCTGTAGCCGGGTTATTTGCCGGAAATGTTGCCGCAGGTGCTGTAAACCAAATGAGCGCTGGAATTAGTAACATGGGAGCCGGAATAAATCAGGCAATCACACCCGTGGTGCAATGCGCTGGTTCGCTTGGCGGTTCGGCAGCAATCGGGCAGAGCATGGATACGTTGTTGACACTTTTATATTACCCGCCTATTGATGATGCTGGTTTTTCCGCGTTATATGGGCATCCTGTTATGAGAGTTACGAAGCCTGTAGCTGGATACTGTAAAACACGTGGCTTTTCATTGGTATCAGGTGCGCGAGCTTCCGAAATGCAGTTAATATCTAACTTAATGGATGGGGGTGTATTTATCGAATGAGTTATAACTATAATAATGGCTATGGTGTACAAAGTTGTCTGCCGACTTACTCTGCCAATACATTAGCCTATTGGGAGCGTTCCCTCTTCCAGCGGATGCGGACACTTTTTAAAATAGAGGGATTGCCGGAAGGTGGGGCTAATCAGGTTCAGACTGACAAAGATGCATTTTTGTATGGCCTTACTATGAGGGGATTTTTAGTAATGCTCAACACAAAAAAGTATGGAATTACATTCCAGCCCGGGACACCTTATGGAATTGGTTTACAATTTCAGCCCGTCGGAATGAATGTTGCCACGCCTTATTTTGATTTCCAAAGGCCGCTTATAATCGGACGAGAGTGCGAAGTTTTAAAACTTACCCCCGATTATACGGGGATATGGGATATTGTAACAAAATATGCTAATGAGCTTTTACTCACTGAAGTTGCTATCAGACAGAGCCAGTATAACGCCCGTTTTGCGTATGCAATCGCGGCCAGTGATGATAAATCAGCGGCCTCAATTAAGGCTTTAATGGAACGTATGACAAATGGCGACCCATATGTTATTTATAACCGCAATCTTAAGCAAAAAGGCAATCCAAATTCTGAGCCTACTCTGCCATGGGCACAGTTTGATAGAGATTTGACAAAAAATTTCATCTTGCCTGAGCTGTTAGAGGTGAGGCGCACAATTATTACAGATTTTTATAGGGAGATGGGCGTCCCAGTTCCGCAGGATAAAAAAGAACGTGTCAATGCGTTAGAATCAAAAACAAACATGATGGAGTTTTTTAACCGCAGACAAGTTTGGATGGAATGTTTGACCGAAAGCATTGACAGGTGTAACCGGATGTTCGGAACAGATATTTCTGTAAATTTTGCTGACAGTGAGGTGATTAATGATGCCATGGGAAATACCATTGCCAAACCTGATAACAAATGAACTTTACGCAACGGGGAACACTGAATCATTATTACTTTATGATTCTACCCTATTCGATAATATGCATTTACCAAACGGAATTGAATTAGGTGAGGTTGTGGACTGGATACTTTTAAAACACGGACTAGCTACTTTGATGCATCCAGATCCGCGGTACATGAAAATTGCTATCGAAAAGTGGAGTGCTGTAAAAGTTAGGAATTGGGAAAAGTTGCTTGCTACCACACAACTGGAATATAATCCAATTCACAACTATGACAGAACGGAAACGATAACTGAAAATATTGAGGACAGCAGAAAAACAGACCAGTCTACTTCCTCATCTTCTAATGGGGGCACATCGCAGACGGAAAGTCCCGATACAACCACAACCCATCTAGTATCAGCCGAAAATGAATCCGACTATTCGCCAGAAAGTAAAGACGAACAAACCGGAAACATCCGCACCGAAAGCGAAACTATTTTAGATAATGATACTGACACTCACGGCACGGATGAATATAACCGGAAATTTACACACAGTAATAAAACCGAGGGTAACATAGGTGTAACAACCACCCAAGAAATGATACAATCGGAACGGGATATAGTCCGATATAATATTATAGAGGAAATCGCATCTGATTATTATGACACTTTTTGTTTAAGCATTTATTAAAATGTTTCACGTGATACATAGAGGAGAGAAAAAAACCATGAACGAGATTATCACAGCTGTAAGCTCATTAGGATTTCCGATTGTAATGTGCGGTGCTTTATTTTGGTATCAGATTAAAAGCAATGAAGAACACAGGGAGGAAGTAGATCGTTTGCGTTCTGCCTTAGAAAATAATACAGTAGCGTTAACAAAATTATGTGATAAATTAGATAAGGAGTAATGACTATGAGAGATGACTACCCATATCTTATACAGGGGCATATGTATCAGTATGATTTACACTGGATTATAGAAAATATTCAAAATATTTGGAAAGATATTGATGCATCTGTAGAATTGCATACAATTAAGTATGCCGACCCTATTCAGTGGGATATTACAACGCAGTATCAGGCTAACACCGTTGTAGTCGACCCCAAGACTGGAACGGCATATATTTCTACAAAACCAGTTCCGTCTGGAATTTTATTGACGGATACTAACTACTGGACTGTGGTATTTAATTTTCAGAAAGTTTATACCGATATTATGAAAAATATTAGTAAAAACTACGAAGAGGGGGGAACCGCTACTGTCAATTTAAAAACATTTGATTTGGTCTGGGTAGATGATATTTTATACTACGCATTGCATAATATTAATATTGGTGATGCATACGTGCCAGATGCTAATATAAAACAAACAACCGTAGAAAAAATGTTAGCTATATCTTTTAAAAATAATATGTTAAATTTTGTTGGAGAAGATAGGACAACCACCCTAAATAATGATATTCTTAATGTGTCGGGGGACTGGACTGTTAACGCAGGAGATATCACGCAAGATAGTAATAATCTTACAGTGACGGTTAAAAACGATGCTTTATTCGATTTTAACTCAGCTTCCGCAAAAGTAAAAGAAAAAACTTTTCCAATTATATTTCCAGATAAAACCATAGATTTACATAATACAATTAGAGTTAATGTAAAAGATTACGGAGCTATAGGGGATGGCATCCATGATGATACGGAGTCAATTGTTAGAGCGATAACTGAAAATTCTGAAAAAACATACAATGATTTTTTTGTTGGTACTACAATATTTTTCCCTAGTGGTGTATATAAAGTGTCAAATAGCATTGAGATCCCAGCTTTTACCTATTTAATTGGAGAAAGTAAAAGTGCTACAATTCTTTACCTTGCTAGTAACACAAATAAACCATTATTAAAAACTAAAAATTTTGACGTTTTAAATGCCGATAAACACAAAAGATGGTACTCGACAAACAAAGTTCCTAATATGTGCGGCGTGAAACATATGCTATTGTTTGGAAATCACTGGAATAACGCATATGACGCTTTAGTACAATTATATGGTTGTAATATATCTTTTAATGATGTATTTTTTTATGGATTTGCTGGCTGGGGTGTATATCAAGAATGGGGGGACGGCGTTGGTGAAGAATGGGCTTTAAATTATGATAAAATGTCGGAAAATACCTTTACTGACTGCTTTTTCTTTGAAGGCCAAAAAGGTATATACCAATCTCAGCGCACCAATGATGTTTCATATTCAAATATATTTATGGGCAGGATAATGAATATTGGAGCTGAAATTTATGGTACATCATATTTTGATTCAGCGCACTTTTATGATTGTAACCGTTCAGGCGAATCAGACTATGGTCTTAAATTTTCAGCCCAAGGAAAATTTAATTTAATTGTTGAGAGTATGCATATAAAGACAGCCGCTTTATTTAATGGTTATTTTCAAGAAATAAATGCTGAATGTTATCTTAATGAAAGCACCGATATACAGCTAAGTAATAATTATAGTAATACTAACTTAAAAATCAATACCGACGAAAGACCCAAAACAGATAGCGTATATATTACTAAGAACGCTAGTAATAATATTCAAAACATAGTTATTGGAGGCAAAAATGGTAGAATATTTTGCGAAGGTATTAGCAACTCTATTATTAATATTAATTCTGATATTGAGGTATTGCTTGGCCAAGGTGGAAAATTTACTAACGTCACTGGTAACGCCATTGGAAAAACCGTTAATCCCGGATCGGGGGCAGATAATGTCTGGTATCCTGGAAAATCTTGACAAATATTACGAAATGCATTAATAAAATAGAGGAGATGTTTCTCCTCTATTTTCTAATCGTTTTATCTATATTACGTGCCATCAAAACGGCTTT